ACCGGATGGCCGCGCGATTGTATTGGGGTACAATCCTTATTGGGCCTCTTGGGCCGATTTGAATTTAAATTAAAGTAAAGTTATTTTGAGTTGTCCAATGATATTGCGTCTGACGAGTCTAGTTATTTGTGCCAACTTGGGCCCCAAGTTGGTTTCTAATGTCTATAAATTTAAATTCATATTGAAAATTGTGTATAATTCAAAATGGTTAAGCGGGATGCCCCATGGCGCCACATGGCAGGAACGTCTAAGATTAGTCGTTCGAGCAATTTTTCACCTCGGAGTGGAATTGGGCCAAAATTTAACAAGGCTTCTGAATGGGTTAACAGACCCATGTATAGGAAGCCCAGGATATATCGGACGTTAAGAAGTCCGGATGTTCCTAGGGGTTGTGAAGGCCCATGTAAAGTTCAGTCATTTGAACAACGACATGATGTGTCCCATGTTGGTAAGGTTATTTGTGTGTCTGACGTGACAAGGGGTAATGGTATTACCCATCGTGTAGGAAAACGTTTTTGTGTTAAGTCTGTGTATATACTAGGTAAGATATGGATGGACGAGAACATCAAGTTGAAGAACCATACCAATAGTGTGATGTTTTGGTTGGTCAGAGACCGTAGACCCTATGGTACTCCCATGGACTTTGGCCAAGTGTTCAACATGTTTGACAATGAGCCCAGTACTGCTACTGTTAAGAACGATCTTCGTGATCGTTTCCAAGTGATGCATAAATTTTATGCCAAAGTCACTGGTGGACAGTATGCGAGCAACGAGCAGGCATTGGTTAAGCGTTTTTGGAAGGTGAATAATTATGTTGTGTACAATCATCAAGAAGCAGGGAAGTACGAGAATCATACTGAGAACGCATTATTATTGTATATGGCATGTACTCATGCCTCTAATCCTGTGTATGCTACTTTGAAAATTCGGATCTATTTTTATGATTCGATATCCAATTAATAAAATTTGTATTTTATTTCATGATTTTCAAGTACATAATTTACATATGGTTTGTCTGTTGCGAAACGAACAGCTCTGATTACATTGTTAAGAGAAATAACTCCTAAACGGTCTATATACAATAAAACTAAATACTTGAATCTACTTAAATAAGTCATCCCAGAAGCTTGAATCGATGTCGTCCAGACTTGGAAATTGAGATATGCCTTGTGAAGATCCAGTCTGTTCCTGAGGTTGTGGTTGAACCTTATCTGTATGTGGTATACTCTGGTTGTTGTGTGTAGTGGATGGATCCTCCCGTTGCATATCTTGAAATAAAGGGGATTTGTTATCCTCCAGATATATACGCCACTCTCTGCCTGACGTGCAGTGATGAGTTCCCCTGTGCGTGAATCCATGTCCTCTGCAGTTAATATGTAGAAAAATTGAACAGCCACACTCTAGATCAATGCGACGTCTCCTGATCGCACGTTGACGCTTCTTGGCCGCTCTGTGTTGAATCTTGATAGAGGGGGGCGTTGAGGAAGACGAATTTTGCATTGTGTATCGTCCACTGTCTAAGTGATGCGTTTTCCTCTTTGTCGAGGAAACATTTATAACTAGATCCCTCACCAGGATTGCAAAGCACGATGCATGGGATACCTCCTTTAATTTGAACTGGCTTGCCGTATTTGCAATTTGATTGCCAGTCTTTTTGAGCGCCAATCAATTCTTTCCAATGCTTTAACTTTAGATAGTGGGGTGCTATGTCGTCAATGACGTTGTATTGCACATGGTTTGAATAGACCCGTGAATTGAAATCTAGGTGGCCGCTCAAATAATTGTGGACCCCCAATGCACGTGCCCACATCGTCTTCCCCGTTCTAGAATCACCTTCGACGATGATACTGATAGGTCTTTCCGGCCGCGCAGCGGCACCTCTCCCGAAATAATCATCTGCCCAGTCTTGCATCTCTCTCGGCACGTTAGTGAAAGAGGAGAGGTGAAACGGAGGAGTCCATGGCTCCGGAGCCTTTGCAAAAATTCTGTCCAAATTGCTAGAGAGGTTGTGATATTGGAAGAGAAACTTTTCTGGTAGTTTCTCTTTTATTATTGTCATGGCTTCTTCCTTTGAAGAAGCATTCAGTGCCTCCGATGCTGCATCATTAGTTGTCTGTTGACCTCCTCTAGCAGATCTTCCGTCGATTTGAAAATGACCCCATTCGACGTAATCACCGTCTTTCTCGATGTAGGACTTGACATCAGAGGATGACTTTGCACTCTGTATATTGGCATGGGAGACGGAAGAGGTGTTTGGATGTATGAGGTCGAAGAATCTGCAATTCGTGCACTGGAACTTTCCTTGGAATTGAATGAGAGCATGCAAATGCGGTTCCCCATTTTCGTGAAATTCTCTGCAGATTCTGATGTATTTCTTGTTGACTGGTGTTTCTAGGTTTTGTAGTTGTTCAATTGCACTCTCTTTTGTAACTGAGCATTTGGGGTATGTGAGGAAGTAATTCTTGGCGTTTATTTTAAAACGCTTTGGGGGTGGCATATTTGTAAATATGAGAGTGTACCCCGATTGAGCTCTCGTCCAAAAGTCTATATGAATCGGTGTAATGGTGCCAATATATAGTAAGAAGTTCTTTAAGGCTCTAAGGGACACGTGGCGGCCATCCGTTATAATATT